CCCGACGCTGCGCGCCGTCTGCGTGCGCGAGTTTCAGAAGTCGCTGAAGTTCTCGTCGAAGCAGCTCATCGAGGACACGATCGAGCGCCTCGGCGTCGGTCGCCTCTTCCGCATCCTCAGCACGCACATCGAGACGCTCAAGGGCGGCGTCATCCTGTTCCAAGGCATGGCGACGCACACGGAAGAATCTGTCAAGTCATTAGAGGGATTCAAGATTGCGTGGTTGGAAGAGGCGCAGCGCATCTCGAAGCGCTCGCTCAACCTGCTGCGTCCGACGCTGTTCAGGGTCCCCGGCTCAGAGATCTGGGCCTCGTGGAACCCGAACTCACCGAAGGATCCGATCGACGAGCTGCTCCGTGGTGCCGACGTGCCGGAGGATGCGGCCGTCGCGAAGGTGAACTGGAGCGACAACCCGTGGTTTCCTGAGGCGCTGCGCAAGGAGCTTGAGTGGGATCGCGCTCGCGACCCTGACAAGTATGCGCACGTGTGGCAGGGCGCGTACGCGACGCGGTCCGAGGCGCGCGTGTTCAAGAACTGGCGCATCGACGAGTTTGACTCGCCGGATGATGCGACATACTACTATGGCGCAGACTGGGGCTTCAGCGTTGACCCGTCGACACTGATTCGCTGCCGCATCGACGGACGGAAGATGTTCATCGATCACGAGGCGTATCGCATCGGCGTGGAGATTGACCACCTGCCGGCGCTGTTCGATCAGGTGCCCGGCGCACGGGAGTGGCCGATCCGCGCAGACTCGGCGAGGCCCGAGACGATCTCATACCTGCAGCGTAACGGGTTCCCGAAGATGCGTTCTGCCACGAAGGGGCCGAACAGCGTCAAGGAGGGCGTCATCTTCCTCCAGAACTATGACATCGTCGTCCATCCGCGCTGCATCCACACGATCGATGAGCTGACCGACTATTCGTACGTCGTCGACAGGCTGACGGGCCGCGTCACGCCGCTGCTCGCGGACAAGAAGAACCACATCATAGATCCGCTGCGCTACGCGACCGAAGAGGTCCGGCAGCCGGCGGTGGATGACTGGTTGGTCGTATGAACAAGGTCGAAGAGGCTTATACACTCGCCAGGCGCAGCGTGGAAGCTGTCGGCAATCCAGTTGACCTGGAGAAGCGGCGCATCGGTGCCCTGTCGATCGTGCTCATCGAAAAGGACGGACAGTACTTCAGCGGCTTCTGCACGAACGTCGAGATCGCGTCACTAGTACCGCTCGTGCGTTCGTGGCTGGCGAACCGTGAAGAGGAGCTGCTTGGAGTGGTGGTGAACTGATGGCCGCCAAACCCGAAGGCGTCCTCAAGTCCCTTACCTCAGTCCTCCTCGAGCGCTATCGCTTCTTCCGGCAGGCGGGCGTCAGCTTTGGCGGCGCACGCGACCTCTACGCGGTGCTCGGCTACCAGCGCATCCTCCAGTATCTCGACTACCGCCTGCGGTATCAGCGCGGCGGCATCGCGAAGCGCATCGTCGAGGCCTATCCGAAGGCGACATGGCGCGGCGGCGTGGAGCTGTATGAGGACGAGGACGCCGCGAAGGATACGGCGTTCGAGGAGGCGTGGAAGTCGATCCAGGATCGCCTGAACGTCTGGTCGCGTCTCCAGGCCGCCGACATCCTGGCCGGCCTGAGCACGTTCTCCGTCCTCCTCATCGGCGCGCCTGGCGAGCTTGAGACCGAGCTGCCGCGCGGCACGTCGCCGGACAGGCTGCTCTACCTCCAGCCCTACTCAGGCGGCGGCGGTCCGCCCACGTCCAACACGCTGCTCATGCAGAACCACACGCAGGGCCTGGACTCGGACTGCTCGATCAAGAACTTCGACGTCGATCCCAAGAGCGTCCGCTTCGGTGAGCCGCTGACCTACCTGCTCCGCCGCACGGACATCAACCTACCGGGGCAGATGCGCGAGATCCACTGGTCGCGTGTCATTCACGTGGCTGAGGGCTGCCTCGACGACAACGTCTATGGCATGCCGACGCTGGAGAACGTGTGGAATCTGCTTGATGATCTGGACAAGGTCACCGGCGGCGGCGCCGAGGCGTTCTGGCTCCGCGCGAACCAGGGCCTGCACCTCGACGTCGACAAGGATATGGGGCTGCCGGGGTCAACGAGCGCGGGCCTGAGCGCCGACGAGCGGAAGGCGCTGCACGAGAAGGCCGAGGAGATCCAGCACCAGCTGCAGCGCGTCCTAGTCACGCGTGGCGTGACCGCCACGCAGCTCGGCTCGGACGTCGCCAACCTCGGGCCGAACGCCGACGCCATCCTGAAGCAGATCGGCGGCAGTAAGGGTATCCCGACGCGCATCCTGACGGGTTCGGAGATGGGGCAGCTGGCCAGCGGCCAGGACGCTGACAACTGGCGCACGCAGGTTCAGGATCGGCGCACGAGCTACGCGGGGCCGATGATCGTGCGGCGGCTCGTCGACAGGCTCGTCGAGTACGGCTACCTGCCGAAGCCGAAGCAGTACGACATCGCATGGCCGGTCGAAGAGGACATGTCGGAGCTGGACAAGGCGACGTTGGCGCTTACCCTGACGAACGTTAACAAGAACTACGGCAGCGACGTGTTCGACGCCGACTTCATCCGCGAGAAGGCGTACAAGCTTGAGCCGCTCGAGGAGCTGCCGCAGTGGGAGTTCATGTCGGAGCTGGACAAGGCGACGCTCGCCACGAAGCTGGCGATGGTCAACAAGGAGATGGGCATCACCGTCTACACGGACGACGAGATCCGCGACATGTCGTTCGGTAAGCCGCCGCTGACCGACGCGGAGAAGGTGCCGATCGGGGCGCCCGAGCGCATCAGCGTGACGCAGCCGCCGGAGCTGGGGGCGGACGGACAGCCGATCCCGCAGCCTGTCATGCCGGGCTCGCTGCCGAACACACCAGAAATTAAAGCCGCGTTGCGCGCCTTGGAAGAGGCGATCGAGGCGGACGACCTGGAGGCGATCGGCAGGTTGCTCAAGTCATGATGCTACTTTGGCAGCGTAAAAGAATCGAGCCAGGCGGGCCCCAGCGTGTTGCGGACCTGACGCAGCGGCCCTGCATCACGTCCGTCGCCGCTCATCCAGGCAAGTCGCAATTCGTGCTTCCAGTTTCGGCCGTAGACGCGAGCGAACTCTTTCAAAGCCTTCAGCTGCTCTGGTGTTGGTTTCATAGGCCAAGTGTACTACAAGTTTTTAGAGAAGTAAAGTGCTGAGTACACTAGGCGATACCCCTGGGCATGAGTTCCACGGCAATCAGTGGACGACCGGCATCGTGTCAGTTGGCGATCGGCAGCTCACCGTGACCCTTCCGGCGCAAGCTGCCGCGCGTGGAGACAAGCTCGTCTCCGTGAATGTGGCGGCATTTGATAAGGCGTTCGCAAAGGATGCTGGATTTTACTTGGACGCGAAAGGCTCCAACCGCATCGGTCAACGTTATGACCGCGTCAAGGAGTTCATCAAGACCTCGCATACGATCGAAGCTAGTCAAGTGACGGTTGACAAAGAAGGTCATGTAAGGTTTACTGATGGTCGGCACCGCTACGCTGCGCTGAGAGATTCAGGCGCGACCAAGATTCCTTTAGCGATGGATCGTGAATCCCAGAGGAACGCGAAGCAATTTGGGTTGACGATCCGTGCACTTCAGGCTCTCCTGCTCCTCACCGCCCACCGCAACGTGCGGATGCGGCAGGCGGGAGATGTACCCGGGCATGAGTTTCATGGGAATCAGTGGACTGGATCTATTGGTGACATCGCGAATAGTGTCGACGTGACGAAAGGTCCTGTTGCCATTGGCTCGATTAAGACAACGGTGCATCGTGTTGGACCTAGCAATGAGAGCGAAGTTTATTTTGCTGGGACGCACGAAGATGCGTTGGCATACGCCGGACTGCATGCGGGACATGAGGTTAAGGCGTATCCAATCGAGACCAAGAATACGCTTGTCGCCGTTGGCCATCATCAACTCTATGCTCACTTGAATCCTGGCAAGAACTTGAATGACGCCATCTACAAAGCAGATAAGGCTTCGTTTAAGAGCACTGGCGGACGTGGAGACTCTGTCAAAGCCTTTCGTGATGTGCAGCGCAAGATGATGGGACAGGCCCGCAAGGCGGGTTACGACAGTATTTTGTTTAAGGCGCCGCCTGCGCCTGCGAAGTCTGAATTAGTCTTGCTGAAGCCGAAACTTCATGGTTTAGCGGCGATCGACGTCTCCAAGCGTGACCTCACCCCGCTCCACAAGGCCGCCGACGCGCACTACGCGTCCATCATGCTCGCGGTGAGCGCGGCGTTCATGAGGGGGAAGAAGGCGCTGAGGGCGAGCTTGCGAGGAGCGGAGTTCAATCCTGATGAACCGCGTGATGAGAAGGGGCAATGGACGAGCGGCGGCGTTCAACCAGAAGAAAAGGCGATCGCTGAGCGTCTTGGGCTGCCGACGACCTATAGCGGTACGGACAGCATGACGTCTCTTAGCGGTCGTTTGAATCCGGAGTCAGCTCGTGCCTACTTTGCGGGTAAGGCAGTTGATAACCCGATTCCGAAGAACAAGACGCTGACGATGGAGCAAGCTCAGAGGTTGCCCATCATGATGAGCGGCGAGACGAAAGAGGTTAGTATCGCGCCACTCAGGTCAACGCAAGACTACATCCAACCGAGTGCTGTTGAAAAGTATAAGAACGGCGAAGGGATGACCTCGCGTCCTGTCGTCGCCACGATCCACGGCGAAGAAGTGCTGTTGAACGGCAATCATAACGTGTTGGCGGCGCAACTACGAGGCCAGGACACGATCAAAGTTCAGCACCTTGGCGACTTCTCCAAGCATGCCGACTATATCAAGAAGGTCGACGCGCAAGGCGGCGGATTTACGTCGTTATCTGCTTCTCCGAACATCTCCGCAGCGGTCTCCGCCATCCGCGCCTCGCTCGTCCACGACCTGCCG